GAGAAAGAAGTTTTGATGAGTACATCAGCTGAGCTAAAGAGTATAATTAAGTCTTTAGGATTATCTATTAATAAAGATAATATTGTCAATAATTATAATAATGATAAAACTATTGATAATATTGCTAATGATATCATTAATTTTATTGATATGGCAGATATTAATAATAAAGCTAATGATTTTGCTAAAAATATTGTTGAAAAAAATGCAACATTTTATTTAGTTAATGATGATATCATACAAGATCCTTATGTACAACAAAAAATATTATCTGACATAGCTATAATAAAAGATTTATCTATACAATCAATGATAGCTGATTATTCAATATCAAGAATGATAAATCAAATTGATGCTAGCTTTGGTAATGTGCATCCTCGTCTTTTTGAAGTATTATCTAATTTTCAACGGTCAAAATTGGATATAACAAAAACCATAGCTCAATATATCATTATGATACAAGATAATTTTAAAAATATAAAAATGGATTACTTAAAACAAAAAGAAGAAAAAGATATTGAAATGAATTTGACAGATGGTACTAATGATAGTATTGTGGCAAAAGGTACTAAAAACTTAATTGAAAATTTGTCTAACATATTAACTGAATTAAAAACTAAAGAATTGGATAGGGAGTGATATTGTATTTTATTTTAAAAAAAATTTATATATATAGTGTATGAAAACCATAATGTTACCTTATAAAACCACTGAGAATTTAGAGCCAATATTAAGGCAGTATTCTAAAGAATAAATTGAATACAAACAAAAATGATAAGTAATACAATTTGGAATACAGAATTAATTAATGAGCAAATAAGAAGGATTGATTCTGGTGATACTGTAAATATGGAATGTTTTTATGGTGGTGATGTTACTTTAAGGAATTCTAATATTTTATTTCAGTATACAAGGGATGAGCAAAAAGAACTATTAAGGTGTGCTAGTGATGTTGTATATTTTGCTAATAATTATTGTTATGCAATGACTGATGCTGGTATAAAACATATAGTACTTAGAGATTATCAGGTAGAAATGTTAAGGATGTTTCAGAATAATAGATATTCTATTGTAAATGCATCGAGGCAAATTGGTAAAACAACATGTTCATCTATTTTTGTATTATGGTATATTTGTTTTAATTATGAAAAAAATATATTAGTGATAGCAAATAAATTGAATACTACTATTGAGATTGTAGATAAGATAAGAACGATGTATAGGAATTTACCATTTTTTTTAAAACCTGGCATATCTTCAGATGCAAAGACATTTATGAAATTTGATAATGGATGTAGATTATTTTCACAAGCAACTACAAAGACGTCTGCTATTGGATTTACTATTCATTTGTTATATGCTGATGAGTTTGCTCATATAAATAGAAATTTTATAGTACCTTTTTATCGTTCTATATTCCCCACATTATCATCATCAGATATATCTAGGATAATAATAACATCCACTCCTAATAAGTTTAATTTATTTTATGAATTATATATGGGTGCAATGGAAGGTAAGAATGATTATAAAGCAATGGTGGTGCCGTGGTACAAGGTAGCGGGTAGGGATGAAGAATGGAAGCAACGAGAAATAGCAAATTTAGGTGGCGATGAAGAATTATTTAATCAGGAATATGGATGTCAATTTTTGACATCAAGTAGTATGTTATTATCGGGCAGTATAGTTAGATTTTTAGAAAAAATAAAAAAGCAATATATATGGCAAGAAAATGAAAAGATGAATGAATTAGTAGAAAATTATGGTGATTTATTGTGGGATGATAAATTTGATTTTAATAATATTAATAATAATGATAAATTTATATTTTCTATTGATTTAAGTGATGGTGTAGGCAAAGATTATACAGTATGTAATATTTTCAAAATTGAACCAGTATCGATAGCACAATTTAAAAAAAGAAAGAGAATTAAAGATGAGACTGATATGTTTCGGCTAAGACAAATTGGTATTTGGAGGTCTAATATTTATTCAATAAATGAATTTGCTAGTATACTAAGTGCATTAGTTTTTGATATATTTAATTCGGATAATGTAAAAATTGTTTTAGAAATTAATTTTAAAGGTGATTTATTGATAGAATATATGAGTAAACATCGTAATTATTATAGTAATATATTTTTACATACACGACATTCGTCATCAAATAAACAATTAAATCCAGGCGTAAAAATAAAAAGAGATAATAAGGATATATATGTGTCTGAATTAAAGACATTAATACAAAATAAATATATAATTATTAATGAAAAAAATACTATTGAAGAAATAGAAAATTTTGGATTAGATAAAGATGGTAGATATAGGTGTCAAATGGGTCATGATGATTGTGCTATGACTTTAGTTAATTTAGTTGCTTTTATAAATAGTAATAGTTATGGTGAAATTATAGAAGATATGATAGATATTCAGCCAGCTATATATAGAAAAATATATGATAATAAAATATTTAATGAAAATAATGATAATAGTAAAATATTAGTTGATTTTTTCAAAGAAATACAAAAAGTAAATTTATTTTAAAAAAATTTATATATAGATAAAAAAAATAAAATTATATTATGGCTAATTTAGTTTTTGATTTAAATAAATTTAAAGCAGCAGGTGTATATACTGTTGAATATAGTACTTCTGAAAGTAGACCAATTGCAACAGATACTTTGCGGTTAGTAGTGGGCTTTTCACGTCAAGGAATATTTAATACACCAGTATATCTTGATAATGTTAATACATCACGAAAAATTTTTGGTAATATAGATCCTATATTAGAAAAAAGAGGGTCATTTTTTCATAGATCAATTGAGACATGTTTACAACAAGGGCCTGTGCTAGCACTTAATTTAATGGCACTTAATAATGACCCCAATAATGGTGATATGGTAGAATATAAATCTTTTTCATTATCACCTAGCCAGGATAATTCATATATAACAAAGGAATTATTATCATCTTTTTACAATAAAGAAAGATTTTGGTTTTTAGATAATTCTAATTTTCATGCAATTGTTAATAATCATATTAACACTAAAGATATGCTTATTAGTTTTGTTAATGTAGGACAGAGACCTGTTTCTTTAATTGTTAAAAAATCTGATAATGTATCTGGTTTTAATATAACAGCACGTGAATATTTTGGTAATGGTAATGTTCCTGATTATATAAAAGATTATGATTATATATCTGATTATTTTATTGATGTTATAATAGTAAATGGTGATTGGACAAATTATAATAATTTATCTATAGATCCTTATTTTGCAAAGTATTTTAATAATAATGGTATAAAAATAGATAAATTAAATAATTTTTTATCTGATAATAGTGTAAATGTTATTGCAACAATAACTGGATGTATCATACCAGATTTCATTGATGGCAATGGAGTAAATAGATTTATTGAAACATTAGTTAATAATGAATCAGATCAGACAGGTATTTTTATGACTGTAAATAGAGATATGATAGATGATTATGTTAATTCTATATATAAAATAGATATGGTAGGGCATAGTTTAGTAGATAGTGATAAATCAGCATTAAACTTTTTATCATACAATTCGCCTATTATGGAAGAGATAATTTTTAATACGCCGACTGATTTTTCTGATGAGGAAAGTACAATAACTTATTCTGATAGTGATTTTAATAATAATACAATAAAGATATCATCAATACCGTATGAAAATGATGCTAGTCCGTTTTTTAATACATTTATAATACCTAAACCGATGCCTAATGCAACTGTATTTACATTAGAAAAATATAATAATTTAGTTAATAGTATAACAAAAAATACTTTAATTAAAACTTATGGTAGTGGCGATAGTCAATATTTAAAAGTCAGTGATATTAATAATACTGGATTATCACTAGAATTAACATTAACAAATCCTGATAAAAATAGTAATAATGCTGGTATATATAAGGCAATATTTGATAATGCAGACGAAACAAATAAAACATTTTCTATTACTACTACTAATACATTATTAAATCAATTTGATATTATATATGTTAAAGGTGCTAATAAGTATTTTGTGATAAAAAATATTATTAATACATCACCTAATATTGATATAGAAATTTATAGTGATGAAAATGATTTGATAAATGATTTACAATCAAGTAACTATTATTTAAAATATTATTTAAAAAACTATATTAATTATGTAAGTTATAATTTTAATGTTAATGAAATTAATAACAAAGAAGGATATATATGTAATGTATTAGCACATAAAAATTATATTCCTGATTTAACAAATAATATATTAACATATATTATAAATCCTTCATTAATAGAATTTGATAATTTAAATGAAGTCATTGAAATATATAATGGTAATAATTTATATAAACAATTAGATAATGGTTCAATAGTAAATGGTGATTTTGCATATACAGATAATTCTTTATCTAGTCGAGTATATTTATCATTTTCAAAAACAACTGGTAAATATGGATTAGATTGCTATAAAGCAAAAGAATACAGTGATATAAATCTTACTGCATTAGCAAATCCTTTTGCATCATTATTTTATTGTTTAGATGGTTCTCAATGTAATAATGGAATATGTATACAAACAGGTATTGGTAATATTAAAGAATATATTCCTATTATACCAATGTCATTAAATAATCTTAAAACTAAATTTAAAATTAGTGCAACTGATAATAACAAAATTAATGTTAATTCATTATTAGTATGCGGTGATATTAATGAAAAACATTTAACAAGAGTAATAAGCAAAACTAAAAGTGTTAATAGTAATGGAATTGTTGAATATGAAATTTCTGTTAATGAGCCAATATTTATTGAAAATATATCAGGTAATGATTGTGTATGTAGATATTTACCTATAAATGATTTTGCTAATAATTTACAATTTACAAAATTAGAAGGTTTTAAGATAACATCTTATCATATGCCAGGCGGTGAAAATCAACTTTGGAAAATATATGGTGTATTAGAAAATACTAATTTATCAGAAGTATTATCAGATAAAAATTTAATTGATTTTAGATATATAGTAGATACATTTGATGGTGGACTAGAACCACAATGTGGGGCAAAATCCATTTTATCCAGATTAGCAAAAAAACGACAAACATGTTTAGCATTACTTAATTTACCATCAATATCAAAATTTATGGCATCTACAGATCCTATGTTTACTGATATGCCTGATATTGATAATGGAAATCCAAAACCAGTATTAAAAGTAGAATATATAGCAAGTGGTGGTAATTTATCAATGGCACCTAGTTTTAAATTTACATTGCCTGATGATGAAAATGGTAGTAAATATAGTGGATTTTTTACTCCATTTTTAAAAATTAGAGAAGATAATAAAATAAAATATGTGCCACCTGCTGCTGATGTTTCTAATAATTTTATAAGAAAATTCCAAAATGGTATACCTTATGATATTGTAGCAGGCCCTAAACGTGGTGTATTATCAAATAATAAACTCGTAGGATTAGAATATGACTTCCTTAAATCAGATAGAGTATATTTAGAACAAATGGGCATAAATGCTATTATCAATGATAGAAATTATGGTATAATGATTTATGGTGATATGACATCGTATCAAAAAATGTTAGATCCATTAAATTATTTGCATATAAGAGATTTGGGAATAACAATAGAAGATAGAATAGAAAAAATATTAAGTAACTATGTATTTGATAAAAATGATACGAGAATAAGACTAGAAATTAAAACATTAGTTGATAATTATTTAGAATCTGTTAAAAATAATGGTGGTATATATGATTATATAACTATAATGAATGATAAAAATAATACAACAGATGTGATAAAAAATGCTATTGGAATAATTGATGTTATTATTGAACCATATTATGGTATGAATAAGCTAATTAATAGAATACAAATAGTATCGCCAGGACAAATTGCAAGTGGTGGATTTTATACATTTACATAAAAATTTATATATATAAAAAAACAATAATATTATGGCAGGTTTACCTCATTATAAAAATTCAAAAGCAGCTGTTAATAACTGGGAACCAGTTTATTATGCAAATTTTGAAGTTATGATAACACCCCCAGCGGGCATTTCTGATTGGGATTTGGTTATGGAAAATATTATTAGCATCGGGGGAATAGATTTAACAAAAGGATTTCCAACACCCAAATATCAAAAATATAAGAATTACCCTAGAGCATTTGTGGGTGGTGCAATTACAGATCCTACACAAGAAATTGAATTATCTTTTGAAGTTAATTTAAATGATGCTAATTCAATGTATGTATATAAAGCAATACGGCAATGGTGTAATTTAGCATATGATCCTTTGACAGGTAAAATGGGATTAAAAAAGGAATATAGCGGCGGTCCTATGACAATTGTGCAATTTAATGCTAATGGTGATATATTCAGGCAATTAACATTTCCTAATGTTATTCCTGGCAGTATGGTAAAGGGGCCTGATGAATATGATTGGTCATCAGAAGATATTTTTAAAGTTGAAGAATGGAAATTAATAGCAACATATTGGGACGAAACAATATTATAATAATTGACATTTGTATTAAAATAAAATAATAATTATGGAAACTAAAGAAATTGAAGCCCAAAAAATAATAGAAGGGCTAGAAAATAATAATTTGGGTAATATAAAAGATATTGCTCCAATAAATAATATTAATTTAGATAAAGATAATGTGGGGTGGAAGCCAATATCATTAGAATTATTACCCACACAAGGTCTTTATTATCCTGATGGTACTAAAATAGCAATAAGAGCGGCTACATTCGGGGAAATTAGACATTGGTCAATGATAGATGATAATGATCCTATATCTATTGAAGATAGTTTAAATTATATAATAGAAAAATGTGTACAGATAATAATACCTGGCAAAAAAGCAACATATAGAGATTTAAAGGAGATAGATAGATTTTATTTAGTTATTGCAATACGGGAAATTACTTTTAAAGAAGGCGAAAATGATTTAATAATTGAATATGCTAAAAATGATGGTAATATAGAAAAAATAAAAGTTCAAAAAGAAATAATTAATTATTTTAATCCACCTGATAAATTAATGAAATTTTATTCACATAAAGATAAATGTTTCGTATTTAATACATCTAGTGGTATTATATTAAAGTTATATATACCCAGTTTAGGTGTTGTTGAATTTTTAAAGAATTATAATATTGAAATGCAAC